AAAAGATAAACGGGCTCAAGCCCGGAGCAAAAACTGCTCTTTTTATTGTGTCATATTTGCCTCTGTTTTTGATTTTGGTTATCCGGCAGCTTGCTTCGAATATAGACGAGCTTGGCTGGGAATTTAATATTACACTACTGTTCAACTATTATTTTGCAGTATTTGTCATTGTGATTATCAGTATTGCAGGAATATTAGGAATTGTTTTTCTACTGAGAAATGTTGACAGACGAGCAATTTCCGGCGGATTTGTAGCGATTGTAGAAGATCTGGATAACAAAAACAGTGAGTCGATATCTTACCTTTTTACCTACCTGATTCCCTTTGTGTTTCACGATCTAACCGATTTTGTCAGTGTGATATCTATACTGATTCTCATATCGATAACCTTTGTGATCTACACAAATTCAAACATGTTGTTGATCAATCCGGTGTTGAATATGCGTTTCACATTGCATGAGGTGAAGATGCGGCTTGAAGCGAAAGATGTTCACAGGAAAGGATTCGTCCTAACGCGCGAAAGGCACATTTGCGAAGGTGAGCGGTTGAAGTTTCTGGAGCTTGGCCCCCGATTATATTATGCAACAAAAAGGGGTTTAAGTGATGACAGCACAAGAGAAAGTAAAAAACATACTAGAGGTGATTGAGTCAGAGAATACATCAACAAGGATTTTCTTGATAACTAGAAAGGAGCAGGCTAATGTAAGGGCTCGTGATAGGATGATAGAAAGATATGATTTTTTCGCTCACGAAGTTCACGCAAGAAATGAGGTAACCAGTCGCCTTGTCGGTGTGGTTAAGCACCAACTTGGAAGTATTGCGTGTAAAGATGATTATCAGCTGCAAGCATATGATGTAATAAGTGATGATTTGGACAACACTCTTTATACCTATGCATTGAACAATGCGCTAGCTTTTACTGACGTGATAACTAACCAGTTATTAAGAGAAAACTGCCCATTGATAAGCTCATTGTCTGAGGTTGAGAAGACCCTCTGGGCTTATTCAATTGAATTTCAATGTGGCGAACGCCTGATATATACTTTCAGGAAACTGTCAAAAAGCAAGGTGGTTGTGAGCAGGGAGAATTCTATTCGCGGGAAAATTGATGCATTCTTTGATATATCTGCCGAAGAGCTCATTTCATCAAATGTTGATTCTATATCTTTCGATGATAGGATCGATTGTCTGTTTCTTGATAACGAGTTTCTTGTGCTGAGGAAAAAGGCTTTTGAATCTATGGCTGTACTAGGTCAAGAGTTCCAAGAGGTTGCAAATAATGTTGCAGACGTCTTAGAACAGACAGGCCTGATAGAAGGTCTTGATATTTTTCGTGAGTATGTATCTTCCCATAAGATGGCAGCAAAGCAATTGGCTAGTATTGCGAGTAAAGGATTTCATGAGCGTTTTGATGGTCATGAAATGAGAGATATGAGAGATGTCCTCAGAAGGTTTGAGGGCAGAGATCTGAAAACTACAGAAGACGGCAGCAAACTGCTTATTGAGAACCCGCAGGATATCAATGATATTATCCGCCTGTTGAATGATTACTATAAGCAAGGGGTACTTACCGGATCTTACTACGGCACAAGCAGTGGGCAGCAGATCACCCCGAGAAGTGATCAATAATATCAGTATAATATCATCCGTATAAAGCATATCAGTCTACACTATTGCTGTTTTATCAATATATAACCCTTTGATTTTGACCATCCTCCGTGCCGTACCATTACAGCAACGGAGGATTTTTTATGGACACAAGAACTCTCGTGTATCTCATGATCGGCATCGCACTGGTGATCGAGGTGGTCATGGAACTGGTCAAGTACTATGACCCGCAAAAGCACCTCAAGCAGTGGTATTCGCTGATCGCCCTGGGTGTGGCCCTGGTGCTCTCCACGCTGTGTCATCTCGCGGCGCTGCTGCATGGGGTATGGGCACTGATCTTCGTGGTCGGGCTGATGGCGTATGCGTTGCAGCATCTGTTCGCCGATGCGATCGTCAAGCGCGTGCGGCGGATGATCGACCAATACAAGGCATGATTGTATGGAAACGTTGTTTGCTATCGCAGGGGTGCTGTTCGCGGCACTCCTGGCCTTGTTGGGCCTGCAGAAGAGAAAGGTCGGAAAGCAGGAGAAGATCATCGAACGTCAGCGGCAGGAGCTCGTAAAACAGACCAAGGAAACTCAGGTGGGTTCCGCAGCCTCCGATGCGAAGGAAGAGGCGGACAAGGCCCAGTCGGAAAGCCAGGAAGATCAGGAAGAGCAGGAAGAGGAGATTGAAGATGCGCAAACGGATGAGGATGTTATCAAGATTGGCAATGGTATTGTTGATGGTTGGAATGCTGGTGGCATGCCAGACGACCCTCCCGCAAACTGACCCCATCGAGGTGCCGGTCCTCGCGTCGGCGAAACCCACCCGCCCCACGCTCGAGAGGCTGCCCGACGACACCTCCGAGGCTTTGAAGACGCTGACGGTCAACGTCTCGCGCCTGGTAAGGTATGCCAGCGATTGGGAACGGTTCTTCAGTATCGCCGAGGATTATTACCAGACGGTCATCAGGATCCTGCAGGGAAACCCATTGGAATCCAGTTTGTAAACACCCGGTAAACTATACAGGAAGGGAGGGCTCCATGGAGTTTTTGAGCATATTCAACTCGATCGGCACACCGGCGCTGATCCTGCTGGTACTGGTCATCCTGTTTATGAAGATCAAGGAGATCGGCAAGGACCATGCCCAACAGGTCGAAAGGCTCGAGGAGATCAAGAGATCGATCGCCAAGCGGCTGGACGGGTTCCAGGAAGAGATTCGGGCGGACCTGCTGGAGCAACAGCAACGGCAGGACAAGCGCGATGCGAAACAGGACGAGGTGATCGAGCAGCTGGCGCACCGGCTCATGGCGGTGGAACGGGACTATGCGAAGAAGATCGACATCCAGGAGGCCGTGGGCGGGTGGAGGACCGAGATCAGCAAGCTCGCCGACCGCATCGACCTGTACTTTATCGGAGGAAAGAATGGACGTTCTTAACAAACAGCTCCGTGGTGCCATCCTGCAGATGATGAACGCACTCGGACCAACCACCGCGGAGGAGAATGCGATCATCGCCGCGTATTACCAGTACTACAAGCCGCAGGAGATCCGCAGGTCGCTGCAGTATCTCGTGGACAGCGGGTATCTCGAGCTCACGCGCATCCCGCATCCATTCTTGCGCCATGAGAAGATCAGGTCCTACCGGATCACCCCGAAGGGAATCAACCTGATCGAAGGCGACGCCGAGGATGTCGGTATCGCAGTGATCCCGGACGAGGAGGGCTGACATGGCACCACGCGCAAAGGCCGAACTGCAGGACATCGTCAGCCGCATCGTCACCATGTACAACGATGAGAAGATGTCGCTGGTGGAGATCGAGAGCCGCCTCCGCGGGGAAGGCTTCGACATCTCCCGCGAGAGCATCCGCCGCACCGTGAAGAGCAACAAACAGATCGCCAAGGAGTTGATGAAGACCCGCGAGGAGACCGCGGCGCTCATCGACGAGATCCGCAGCAATCCGGCGACCGACACCAACGAGGCCGTGCTCGATTATCTGATCGGCAAGGCCTTCGAATATACCAAGAACATCGAGTCGGTGAACTTCAAGGATCTTCCGGAACTTGCCAAGTTCGTAAAGGACATGACCCGAGCCAAGACGCAGATCGTGAAGATGCGCATGGATTACGAGGCTCTGTTCGAGAAGGTGAAGGAAGGGGTGCTCAAGGATCTGCAGGTGGCCCTGGAGGGGAACCCGCAGCTCTACGAGCAGCTGTTTGCGATCGTCAACAACCTGGAGGCTCCAAATGTCTGAGCATACCGCCCATGACTATGAGATCCTGTTCAAGGTATTGGACATGGACCCCAAGCGGGCAGCCCAGCTCGCGACCGACAGCAAGGCCGCGAAGGAGCGCTATGGGCGCTTCAGGACCGACATCGTCGCATTCGCCAAGTATTATTTCCCACATTATATAAAGTACGACCCGGCGCCTTGGCACCGCAGCCTGTCCAGGATATTCGAGGATACGAAGACCGATGTGAAATCGGGGAGGCCTTATTGGTCCGTAAGCACGGCCGTGGCAACCGAGCTCGCATCGATGCACCGCAAGGAGTTCGCCACACTTCCCCAGCCATGCGACCGCCTCCGGGCATTGGTCCTATGCGCCCCCAGGGAACAGGCGAAGAGCACCTACTTCGGGCGGATTGTGGTTATCTGGGGAATCATCTATGGATACTTTAGGTTTATCCCCGTGTTCCGTTCGAACGGGGATCTAGCCGACTCGTTCATAGCCGACACGGCCATCGAGTTTCTGGACAACCAGCGGATCATCAACGACTTCGGAAACCTGAAGGGAACGGTATGGAAGACCGGGATGTACACATTCAAGAATGGCGCAGCGCTGGTATCGCTCGGACGGGGGGCATCGGTCCGCGGTCTCATCAAAAGGGAGAAGCGCCCGGACCTTATCATCTGCGACGACCTCATCACCGACCAGGACGCCAAGAGCAGCGATGCCTTGAAGGGCCTCTACGATTGGCTGTTCAGCGCGGTGACGAACCTGTCCAAGGATGCGGTGATCTTCATGCTCAACACCATATTCAACGAGGCCGATCCACAGAGCAGGGTGCTCTCGCGCATACAGAAGCGCGAGTTGCCGGGTTGGTTCGGCGTCAGATTGTCGGCCGAGATCGAGGACGGCCACCGTGCGCTCTGGCCGGAGTACTGGCCAATCTGGGCATGCCAGGCAAAGCGCCAGGAGATCGGCACCACCCGGTATCTCACCGAGTACCAGAGCATCCTCGCTGCAGACGGCACCAAGCTGATCCACCTCGAATGGCTACAGTTCAGACCCAAGGGGCATGAGAATACAAACGACTACGAGATGGCAGTCGGGATCGACCCGAACGCCGAGGGCAGCGACGATGTGGCCTGCTGCCTCATGGGCAGGCACAGATTGCGGGGAAGCTACCACATCTTCAGTGTATGGTTGAAGGATTTCGGCAGCATCACCGATTTGGCCGATATCATCGTGAACTGGTGGCGCTCCTATGAGCCCGCCATGTACGCCTTCGAGGAGGTGGCGTTCCAGAAGGTATACCAGAAGCTGATGCAGGAGATCTTGTTGTCCCAGGGCTTGCCCATACCGTTCATCGGTGCTCCCGCGAAGGGGAGCAAGCCGGAGCGGGCCAGGACGATCGGCACATATTCGGAGAACGGGACCATCACCTACGAGGGCACTTTGGAGGACAGCACCGCGATCTACCGGTTGACCCATTTCCCCGAGAGGGGTTTGAACGACGGGGTGGTCGATGCGATCTACCTTGCATGGAGCGCATTCAACCGCGATCGTGGCAAGGCGACCGGAAGGGCAGGAAGAAAGAGGCCGTCGGCACTGCCGGGCCTATTGGGGAGATACACACATGGACTCTGACACCAAACGAAACATGACGATACGGATCATCAAGGACAGCCTGGTCTTCCAGTACATGCCCAACCCCTCGACGGTGATCCGCTCGAGCATCCGCGGGCTAAAGACATTCGACGACATGCTCAAGGACTCGCGCGTGGTCGGGCTCTTCTACGATCGGCGCAACGCTACGCAGAATCTGCCGCTGTCTGTCTCCGAGACCGGGGACAAGAAGGTCGATGCTTATGTGAAGCGGTATCTCACTGAGAAGAGATTGCGCAAATGGTCGAACTATCTGCTCACCGACGCGCTCAAGTACGGGTTCCGCCCTGGCGAGATCATATGGGACCAGGACGGCCAATGGCTGCATATCGACAGCATCATCGGACACGACATCGACAGCTACCGGTTCAAGCCGGAGAGCGGGGAGATGTACTACACCAAGGCGGGCATGCACCTCTGCGACGAGCCGTACAAATGGATCGTACATCGCATCGAAGGGGACCGGTTGAACAACCCCTACGGGATTCCATACATGGAAGCGGTCTACTGGCCGTGGCAGTTCAAGCGCATGGGGTGGCAATTCTGGTTGACCGCCACCGAACGGTTCGCGGTGCCGACCTTGCTGGCGCTGTTCGAGCAGACAGATCCGGCGAAGGCCGAGGAGACATCGATCAAACTCGCCGATCTTCTCAGTGAGATAAACAGCGGATCCTCCGGAGCAATGGCGAACGTCAAGGAGATCAAACAGGTCGATATGGGCGGGAAGGTAAGCGACTTCGATTCGCTCATCGCGGCTTGTGATCTGCAGATCAGCTACGGCATGACCGGCCAGGCCCTGGCCAACAGTGAGAGCGATACGGGAACCCAGGCACTGGGGACGGTGCAAGAGCGGACCAAGAGCCAAGTCTATGAGAACGATGCGCGGGCACTGGCCTATACGATGCAGGCGTTGATCGACATGGCCATCGAAGTGAACTTCGGTAGCGGGGCACCGACACCTGAAATCCAATACGACACCGGAGACTATGCGCCGTTTACCAACGTGATGAGTGCGATCGACCACGGCATCCCGATATCCGAGACGGCACTGTATACCCGCTACGCGCTGCCGAAGCCGACTGGCAAACAGGACGAGTTCGTCAGACCTGCCGTGGGATCCTTGCAGGGTCTTGCCGGTGGCGAAGACAATCCACCAAGTCCCAAGGAGCCAGAGCCCTCCAAACAACCTTCGAAACCAGCGACCAAGCCTGAGGGTGGGGCAGCTGTTGCCGAGACCGGGGCCGGAGTCACGCTCAACGGAGCCCAAGTGCAGGCGGCGACCGCGATCGTCATGTCGGTGGAGGCGGGGGAACTTCCCCGCGACAGTGGGGTGGCACAGCTGAAGATCCTGTTCAACCTTTCGGGCGAGCAGGCCGAGGAAATGATGGGATCTGCGGGCAGGAACCCAAAGCCGAAGGTCCCTGCGGACTTCGCCGACTCTGGTAAAAAAAAAGCCCGGAGGATGATGGTGATCCTGTGATGGCCGACGAGATGCGCAAGGTTTCCCAGGTGATCGAGCTGGAGGAGGGCTCATACCGAGGGATCGCGGATGCCATCGGGCGGGACATCGAGTCGTTTATCGCCCGTTTACGAAAGGATCCCGACCTGCTTGCACAGGAGCCAAGCCCAAATCGGTGGAAGCCCGAGGTGAATGCCGACCTGGTGAAGTCCACCTACATCCTATTAGTGAAGGGGGCGGTGCTGGGCATGCTGCATACGGGCATGCAGACCGAGTTCGCCGACATCGATGCGACGGTGCTCGACGAGACGATGCCTTTCGAGGAGGCAATCGAATCCGCGCAGGGACGCATCTCCATCACCAAGGCCGAATACCAGGCGCTGTCGGACGAGCTGAAGCGCCAGGCGTTCACCGTAGCCCGCCTGGCCCAAGTGGACATGATAGAGAAGGTGAGGAAACTCTACCTGCAGCAACTTGAGGGGGATACCTCCAGCCTCACCAACTTTCTCGAGGCGGTGAAGGCGGATGTGGATGCAGCCGGCCTGCCGGGATACTACGAGAACGTGTACCGAACGAACATCCAAAGCGACTACAACGCCGGAAGATCCTTACAGTTGGAGGCCAACCCACCGGCGGCCTTGGAGTTCATCGGCATAGAGGATGTGCGGCAGACGGACATCTGCGCATCCCGAAGCGGATTGATACTCCCCTACGACCACCCTTGGTGGAACGACAACTGGCCACCGCTGCACTACCAGTGCCGGTCGACGGTTAGGGCGATCTACCAGGCGGAGATCGATATCGCGGGCATCCGGATCTTGACGAGTATACCCGAAGGTATCGAGAAGCCCATGGCCGGATTCGGAAAGCGCCCGACACAGGCGCCGAGATTGTCGGCACCCAGCGACTCGCAGCAGCAGCGGATAGAGGAGTATGGACTGGCCAAGGAGATCGAGGATTTCGACGGCACGATCGCCTGATGGAGACAAGCCAGAGGATCGCCCAGGATCGATCGGTCTGGGATGGACGTCCGTTTACCGGGATTTTCCGGTGACCCCCGTTTATCAACGTTTATAAACGGCTCTGTGTGGACATCGGGCACACAGGCGGTCGGCAAGGTGTTTGAATCGGTGTTCTTCCGACGGTCTACACTGGAGACTGACCCGGATGGACGGAAAGAAACAGGTGGTGGCAAGACGCCGCCAGAGAAGGTGAGGGAGGTATCGCCTATGTATGACAAGGATGTGATCCTCAGGAGAATGGAGCTGGCAAGGACCGGGACATTCGGTGCGAACGGGGCGTCCATCACGCTGCAGAATCTGCAGGATGTGGTGGACACGTTCGACGGCAAGGGACCGGTATCGCTTGGTCACCAGATGACCAGGCAGGACTGGTGGCCGTCCTGGGGCAATGTGGAGGCCCTCGAGCTGATCAAGGATCCCAACGGAACCGACGGGAAGCTTGTGGGGGATGTGAGTCTGCATCCCGTGGTTGCAAAGGCCGTGGACGACGGGTTCTATCCGTCGTGGTCGGTATCGATTCCCGAGCGGGAAACCGACGGGAAGCGGTATCTGCACCACTTGGCGCTGCTGGGAGCCGTGCCACCGGCGATCCGGGACCTGAAGATCATCGCGACCGTGAGGCCGGACAATGCGATCGATGCCAAGGAGGCTGCGTTTGCAGACCAGGCATTCTATAGTTTCGCCGACTTTCCGGAGGCGAAAGAAGGAGACGATATGGGCCAAGAGACGAAGAAACCCATCACACCGGTACCGGAACAGGTTCCGGCGAAGGACAAGACGGCAGCGGCGGAGACTGAATTCTCTGATACGATCAAGCGTCAGGACCAGCGGATGAAGGGCATCCTGAAGGAGAGCGCCAGAACGAAGGTCAAGGCGAGCATCGGAGGCCGGTGGCCAGCGGGGAAGCAGGACGAGCTGACCCAGTTCGCCGATGCGCTGGTGGATAGCCACGACTTCGACTTCTCAGACGAGGGGGAAGGCGTGTCCCTGGTGGATTCGTTCATCAAGCTGATCGAGAGCATGTCGAGCGCGGCCCCTCCAAAGCCGGGACGGATGCAGGAGTTCTCCGATGCGGGGACTCAGGCACCGAAGATCGACCGCGGCAACCTTGCGCAGAAATTCTGACCGGGTATCCGGACAATAAACGAAGGAGAAGCATATGAATGCATCGAAGACAGCGACAATCACCGTCGAAGAGGTTCTCGACGGACAGCACCCGGCAGTGGTCCTGCGGTTGCCCATAGCGACCGGCAACGGGATACTGGCTCCCGGACGGATCCTGGCGAAGGATGGGGATGGGAAGATGGTCCCGTATGTGAACGGGGATGAGACGGCGGGAACCGCATACGGGGTAGCCCTCGGATATGCGGATACGACCGCTCTTTCGGGAGACGATACGATCAACGTGCTCAAGCACGGGACCTGCAAGCGCAGCAAGCTGATCGTCGCCGATGAGGTGGACGTCGTCCAGGCCGATGTGGATTCGCTGGTGTCAGCCGGCGTCTATCCGCTCTGACAGCGATCTTGGATCGTTGATTTCACCACAAGGAGTAACGTATGGATTTTCAGACGTTTATGAACAGCTATTTCACCCTTGCGCTCGTATCGAAGCTGATCGAACGCAAGACACCGGTCCGCTCGATCGTATACGACGAGGTGTTCTCCACCAGGACGACCACCTCGCGCAGCCGCATCAGGGTGGACGAGATGTTGGACAAGGTCGGCAACGTTGCGGTTGTCGCCCGCGGCTCCGCCAGTTTGAAGCTGGACGGCAGCTCTTCGACCAGGACAGAGATCGAGCCGATGCCGGTCAAGGTCAGCGACTTCATCGCAGGAGCGACGCTGAACGACCTCAAGGCCTTGTATGGGGCACAGGAGGGAGGAGCCGATCTGGTGGCGGCGGAGATCGACCGGTTGGTGCTCAAGCTCATGCGGTCGGCCGAACTGACCCGGAACGCATTGTGCGCCCAGGCGATGACCGGAAAGATCGACTACATGATGCGCAACGACAACGGCGCCTTCGAACGGTACCAGGTCGCTTACGGCGACGGCACCACACTCTCGTTCGCTCCTGCGAAGAAGTGGAACGACGACGCGTGCACTCTCGCGGACATCATCGACGATCTGGACAGCATGGAGACGTTGATCTCCGATGCGGGGTTCTCGGGGGATATCCGGTATCTGGTCGGCAAGAAGGCATTCAAGGCGGTGGCGAACAAGATCGCCGCGATGCCGAACGACCAGCGGGCAGACGGCAAGGTGGAGAAGGGGCGGATCAATATCGCCGGGTACGAGCTCATCAAGAACTCGATCACCTACAAGGACCGCGACGCGAGCGGAGCCGAGGTGACCAAGTACGAGGTCGATCCGGAGAAGATCGTCGCGTTCGCGAGCGACATTCCCGAGATCACCTACTGCGCCGTGGACGACGTTGACGGGAACCTGGAGGCGATGCCGTTCTTCAGCAAGACGGTGAAGACCAATGATCCGTCCGGATACAAGGTGATCGGCGAATCGAAGCCGATGCCCCTGGTGGCGGCGAAGGCCTTCTGCTGGGCGACCGTATTCGATGGAGACATCGTGAACGCGACCGCCTATACGATCAACGCCGATGCCGTTGGGGTCGAGGCCGACAACGTCAATGTCGATACCGGTCTGGTGACCTATGTCGAGAAGACTTGGACCGAGGCTGGACTGAATGCATTGACCAAGGATGCCATCCTGGAGATCGCCACCGATCGCGGGTACGAGATGACCACGACGAGCGAGAGCCTGAAGGCCGACATCATCGCCGAATTCCTGACCTTGCAGACAGCCGCCCAGGCGTAGGCAGGACGGGAAGCGAATTGAAGGAGGAGTCGCATGGGCGTTACCGTAGCAATCTTGAAGAAGGAAATCGCCGAATACAACTACAAGGT